CACCAAAACCCATGCCTGCAGCTGCTGCACGACCAACTCCACCTCGCCCAGCATCGCCGCCGCCGCCCATGGTGCCTCCAGAAGTATTACTAGCGGCTTTGTGGTCCAGACAAGCCGAAGCGTTGGCCGGGACGTCGCCACTGCCGCGGACGTCGAAAATTACAGAAATTTTTGACGATCCACCGGCAGTAACAGCACCGCTTCCAGAACCACTGCCGGCAGTAGTAGAAGAGGTCAATGAACCAGAGGACATTGTTTCACAATTGGCCGATGCCGTGGCCGACGATGAACAACGCGACCTACCTGAGTTGTCGAGTAGTCTACCGGACACACGCGACGTCACGGGTCTACCTGACGCCTTGAAACGCGAAGCCGACGCCATTGACGAGGAAATTCGACAATTTACCCACGACAATGAAGATGAAGTTGTGACCACCACAGTGGAAAAACCTTTAGCCGCACAACAGGCGAAAAAGAACAAAAAACGAAAACCCTTGTACAAACATCCGGCCTTACAACCCGATTTTTTCTGTCAAGACGGTGTTTGCTCCATTAAGCCAAAATAAAAAAATTCAGTAATTTGTGTGTATCTGTATGCGTGTATATCATATAATAAATGAAGGAAGTCGCGGTCGATATCGCCACGGCGCCGCCTCGTCACAATTTTCCATTCGAATACGTCAACGACCTGTCGGAATTGAACAGAAAACGCATAGTAAAGGTGGAAGAAACTCGAAAAGATGTACGCGACACCTTCGCCAAATACGAAAAGAAATTGGGCAGACAAAAAGGCTGGGCTAACTTTAACGAATCGATACGTTCGCTCGTCAACGTGTGCGCCATTCCCCTAGTGGCTACGGCCGTCATCTTCCCCATTTCAGTAGGCGTCACCGTACCCTTGGCTATTGGCGGACTAGCGGTGACGAGTTGCTGCGATCTCGCCGAAGAACGCAACAAAAATAAACAGACGCGATACGCCAGTATAGTCGCCAGATCGCAAGCGACACTGTCGCATCTCGATCACGTCGTCGACAACGTGCTCACCGACGGCATCGTCACCCAAGCCGAGTACGAAATCGTTCTCAAGAGTTATACCGATTTTAAAAAAAATATCCTCTGATTAAAAGCAAGTTGATATCTTACACATTCTTTCTTTATGTCTAAGTTAATATGTGTTCCGCCGTAACCAATACCACCATGATGCCTTCATCTTACGACAACGGTTCCTTCTTTTGCACCACAAGAACAATGGTGGGAAAGACTAGATTTGCCAGCGGTAAAGAAATAAAATTGAACATTGTAGAATGTATGGAATTGTTTTCCAAATACATCTTCAACGACAAAAAGGTTAACAGCATCATCCAATTGCGGACGGGTTTCAAAAACGCCTTCACTTGCGACCTCTACCTTCTCAGTTTCAACAAGCAAATTTCCATGAAAATTTGTAAAAACGGTTCCTTTCAATTCACAGGCAATATTACCCTTCAGTGCGCTTACGAAGCCATTCAGTATGTTATCTCTTTACTTAAACTATTGTATCCCAAAATGTACGAAAATGATACTTGCGAAATTTATATTTACGAAGTTATGAGTAATTTTGTCCTTGACCTTAATCGTCCTATTGAACCCGACAGTCTAATGACTTTTTTCCAAACGATAGCTCCTCACTATAATAACTACACGTGCTTCAATTCACAAACATCCGGCACGTTCACGTGCAAGTACAACGTCGGAACGACCGAGGTCATGCACCGTAACGTCAGCTTCTTTGACGAAGTCAGCTTTGTAGAGCACGTGCCTTACAAAGATTGCGTCAGCAGTAAAAAATTGGGTCTAGATGAACGCAAAGACTATTACATCACTTTTCTCGTTTTTCAATCGGGAAAAGTTATTGTGAGTGGCATCAACGAGACGATCGTCGAACGCGTGTGTCGCGATTTTTGTCTCGTCGTGAAAAACTATTTCGACACGATCGCCGACAGTGGCGGCTGCATATTTCAGCACCAGCCATTGGAAATCTCCAAAAAGATCATGAAACGAACGTGTTACGAAAAAATTTCACTCGTCAAAATCGAAGACGATCAATATATAATTGTCCGCGGCAAATCAAACTACGTCAACAGCCGCAAATCCAAACTCGCCTCCAAATATTCGTTGTGTAAGACTATTTACGAAAACGACTGTTTGAACATTAACGTTTGCAAAGAACTGAAAAATATGCTGAAAAACGATAAGAACGTACACTTTAGCAATGTGGGAATGACGACAAGTCTAGACGAGAGCATCATTATTAGCCACATGGAAAAGTGTAACACGGCACCAGTAGAAGTACCAGTGGCCGGCGGCACATCAGTGGCTGTCGGTTAAATTTCAAAAATTTTAACATCTTTGAAATTTTATTCAATGTCCCAATCGCTGTCGATCGACGGCCACACTGTTGGCGTGAAACGACAGGAAAGTGTAAAACAAGACCATCAATTTAAAAGGAATCGTTTCCAAGTCGAGAACCATGTTGATGTAGTCGTCTTCATCGCAACGAACGGCACCGACTTTGGTCGCCGTTTCGTCGACAAAATGGTCCACAATTTCCATCATGATACATTGCATGTCTAATGTTTTGTTACATTTCAAAATGAAGGCTCGCATTTCTCTCGGGTCGACATCCATGTATTTTATCGAGGCTTGTTTAATACACTGATATAACTGAGACATTTATATTATAATTTTTAATTCTTTGGCCTTTTCAAAATCTTCGTCAGTCAAAGGCGTAACTTGACCATCACCCAGATATTTACCAACCACGGATTTCTTATCCAAAACGAAACCCTCGTACACGTACAGTCCGTACTCGTTCTTTTGCATAGTGATGGTCTGAGAAGGGAAAAGATTCTTAATCAATCGATCACCGGCTTTGACCACAAATGGAACCAAAAGTTTAGTCTGATGGTGAGGATGAACCAAATCTGGACGTTGAGATTTTTTCTTAGATTTTTGTACAGGTTCTGAAAGTGGCGGCGATCGGTCCACTCCCGACGATGGCGCTTTGCGTTTGGGACCGACGGTGAATTTACGAGGCGACGTTTGCTTGCGTTTACGTTCCGATGATCCGACGAGAGACATTTCCGACATGAGCTGATGCAGAGGAACCGGGGGATGGGGGGTAAGAAAGCGACGACGAACGGCGACGGCGATTTTTCGACGCGGCGGCGAAGGTGAAGGCGTCAGAGGCAAAGAATCTACTGGAAATAATTGTCTGACGTGTGACGGTTTAGATGTATCCATGCTCTTTCAGTTTCAAATCCAAAAACGATTCAATATCAATGACTGTATAGGGAACTTCAATCAAAACAATATTGTTTTTCAAACACAAATCTCTTTTAATTTGATCCCTATACTTTTGATTGAGAAAAGCGTCACGCGACGAGTGAAAATGAGGCACGTAGTGGTAATGCTGTTTACCTTGATATTCTACGGCGAGAGCCAGCTCAGCGTTGTAGCAGTCCAATTCGAGATCGACTTTAGTGACGGGATTGCGCAAAAAAGTGGGACGCTTTTTGGGAAAGGGTCGATTGAAGCGCTCCTCCAAGTGACGTCGGCAAGCCAATTCACCGCGACTGTCGGCCGGCGCGGTTGAAGTACTAATGGACGTGTCTACTGGTCTGAAAGCGTGAGGAAAACGTTGGCGCCAATCGCTGCCGAGCAAATGGGGGTCGCTAGTGCCGCGAACGCCGCGGGCACGTCTGAAAATGGCGTACACGCACAGCGTGACAAAGGCAATGAGAAACAAACGACCTTTGCCAATGTTTCGCCACCAGGATGTCGGCTTTTTTCTCATGTCATAAAAAGATTTTATTAATGAGAACCCTAGTGAAATAATTAATCTTAATTTTTCCAGAATAAAATAATTCGAGGAGACATTTGGGATGAATGAAACCGCAGCCGGTAGATTCGGCATCGTTTCCCGTATTTATCCTAGGTAAAACGTCAACGGCGTCAACGTGAGCGAAAAACACGCACACTTGACGGCTAATGTTTTTGTACTTGAATTTGAACATGTTGCGCGTCAGTTGACTCTTATCCAACTTGAGGTTGGTCTCTTCGAAAAGTTCACGAACGGCGCACTCGCGCAACGATTCGCTTTCGTTGACGATGCCTTTCGGAATACCCCAGTAGAGATTGTACGATTGATTGATTAAAATACCGCGACGACTGACGACGCAAACGCCGGCACACTGTTTGGGTTTGTCGTCATCTTCGTAGAAATCGGCCGTGTCCTTATAGTCCACGTTCAAGACGCATTGGCAATTTCTGAAACAGGTAATTGCCATTTAATTCTTTTTCGAGCTTCTTGAGCGTCTTTTTCTTTCCAGTATTTCTTGACTTCGCGCTCAAATATCTTGATCCATTTTTCGTAGGACGACGTCAGCGACGTTTGGCAAATCTTGTAATACATGTTGATTTTGAATTCCACGGATTTACTCGAGCGAAAAGCCATGGCGTCCGATTGAGGTGTCAACTCTGCCGACGGTAACTGCTGATAAAAGACGCTGTCGACGTACGTGTCAATGACGGCATCTGGTGGCGGAGGTTGGATGGCGCCTAGCGTGTAGACGCGTCGAGGTTTGACTATGACGTGCGTCGAGAATTGGACGAGAAATTCAAAGAGCTGTTTGGGTGTTTTACTGTCGGCTCCGCGTCGCAACGTTTGCAAATACTGACGCGGCTGATCGACGTCGTGTTTGTAAAAACTCTCCAGCACCTTGACGACAATGTCAAAGAAGGCGAATTTACCCGGCTCTTGGTGACAGTAGAGAAAAAAGACAAACATGTCGTAGCCGGGACGCAAATGTTCGTAGATGCCTTTCTTTTCGAGCTGTCGCATGCCCCACGTTTCACCGGTGACGCTATCGCTGCCGCACGACATGCCAAAATCGATAATGACGGGATTGAAACAATTGGAAAAAGACACGTGATATTGATCGAAAAGAATTTGCGTTTTTTTACTAGAAAAATGAATCAAGACGTTTTCCAAATGTAAATCGTAGTGCCCGAAACGGAAGGCCGATTGAGCCATTTCAAGCGCGACGCACATTTGCATGGTGAGCGTGATGAATTTTTGACGCGACATTTTCGACATGGCCGATTTGAAGGTTTCACCGTCGACGAAACGCGTCAAGTTGTAGGGTCCTGAATTGCGATGAAACGAGGCGTACGTTTCGACAAACATGGGCACGTTGAGAGCGTTGAGGTGCTGTCCGGCCACGTACTCGCGTCGGGCGTGATCAAACAGTGCCGGCTTGTTGAAATGCTTGAGAACGACGCGATGATCGACGTCGTCGTGACGGACAGTAGCCGTGTACACTCGTCCCTGCTTGTTGGTCAAATTGTTCATGGCCTGTACGCGCGTCATCCATTCGTGCATTTTGTAGGGTCGCTGGTGTCGCGGATGTTGACAGCCGTCCAAGGGACCGCACCCGCACGCGTCACTCGTTTTCATTACCAAATCTTGACAAATAGCCGGTGTCAACATGATTTTTTATTCTCTCCTCACAGTTTAATTTAGTTAAAAGTAGTCCATCATTAAGAAAACCATTACCATGATTTCGAAATCCAAATTATCCATCCTTAATGCTATCAATCAATTCATGTCGGACGACTTTTTGTTTGGCAACGTGGACCTGATCGAGAAATGGCACAGCGGCGAGACTCAGAAACGCGTGGGATTGATGTTGGGCTTGAAACAGAGAGAAGTCGTCCAGGGACCTCAGCGAAACATTAGCGCTTACCTCTTTTTTTGCGAGTCGAAACGTCGCGAGATTTTGGAAACCAATCCCGGCATCAAACCCAACAAGGTCATGATTCTTTTCGGAGAGTCGTGGCGCAATTTGAGCGACCAGGAGAAACAACCGTTTATCGACAAGGCTATGGTCGACAGGGAGCGCTACAACAAGTATTTGGAGAGTAAAGTGCGACCGAAAAAGAACGCCCGACCGAGTATTTATAATTTGTTTTGTACCGACGAACGACGCGCCATCAAAAAGGATCATCCCGACATGAACGCGTCCGACGTCAGACGAGAGCTAGGCAAAAGATGGAAGGCCGTCAAAGAAACGAATCCAGATCTTTTGAAAGAGAAATATGGATACGTGATTGAAGAGAGTCAAGATGTGGTAGGAAATCTCTAAATAATATCGTTCAACAGCTGACAAATGGCTCGATCGAATTTAGATTGATATTTGGCGACGATGGCGGCGGGTAGAGGGATGCAACGATGCTGTAAAATGAGCGACCAGTCCAACCGGTGACCGTAAATATCGATGATATCGGTGGCGAGTTCGGGTTCGCGGCTCATTTTTTTCCAATCAACCAGCGATTCGACGAGTTTCAATTTAAAGCTTTCGGGCACGTGCACGGGGAACGAGATGTGAAGCGGTAGCTGTTTAAAAAGATTCGGCCAGTCGATGGTATTTTGAAACGAGTAGTCCACCATGAGAGCGAGAGCAAATTTGTGAACGTCTGTGCGCAACAAGCGTTCACATTGATCGTACCTGGCTTGAGACATGATGAGCGCGCGCAGTCTCTCTCAAATAGCTTTATGTAGATGAAATCAAATATTTCTAAAAAATTTTCACACTTTTTTAGAAATGTATTTCTTGGGGAATAGATTTCAGAATGCGTTCGACAACGGTGGGTGACAATTCCAATTTGGTACAGAAATCCACGAGAACAATAGAGGGATTGTATTGCCGGCGAATGTAAATGAAAACAAAAGCGGCGACAATCATGTACATGCGTCGATTGATTTTCGTACGAATAAAAGCCATAATATCGGGACGATTGATGAATTTCAAAAAGGTCTCGTCCCTTTCGAGACCGATGTGTTTGAAAATCATGTCGGCCGTGTCCGAGTACGACTCGCGCAGGTAGCACAATTCGGGTATTTTTAGTTTGACTAAATTGAAGCCTTTATTGGCGAAATGATTGGTCAAGCCAAACCACCTGATGACCGTGTCGTAACTTTGAGGACATTTTTTCAGCATCAAGACGTGAAAGAGCGACGCGCAAATGATGGCTTTTCGGTAGTTTCCGCGATGAATACGTTGATTACAGGCCATGATAAAGTACTTGTTGGTCATTTCGACAATTTCCGGACTGAGATTTAAAAATTCCATTTCTTTACGAATGCCAATGTTGGCCTTTTGTTGAATTTGGTCCTGGTTGGTGTTTTGACACGTCATTTGTTGACGACAACGATTGCAAAATGTCCCGTCATTATTTTCAAAGTAGACGTGCTGACATTCAACGTCGACATGGTCGACTGGTTGAACGTCTCGATCTTTTGACGATAAATAATTTTCAAATAGACAAAACATTTCGTTTTCGTTTTTACCTTCTGCGCACGCTTTTAAGTTTCAATTTAACTCCGTAAAGCATTACGACAAGTAGGACGGCGACAGCTATAGGAATGCCGTAAGTGGACCAAGCCGACTCTTTGGCTAGGGGACGTAAATCGAACGTGATCACTCCACCGCACTGGGCTTGCTTGTAATGAAAGGGTCGTTCGAGTTGCACATGTTTATTGTGACGATGCGTCGCGATTTTAAAGTAGCCATCGTTCGGTCCCCATTGCGGGCCCCAAGTGTTGCGACAAATCCAGTAGGGAACCGATTCGTAGGTGAAAGAACTGGTTTGCACGTCGGCGGCGACACCCCAACCGACGATGACGACCGTGATGGCGCCGACGAGAGACGCGGGAGACGCGAATTTGGTGTGCGGATGATGAGTGACGACACGATCGAGATAGATGCCGTGTTCACCGAAATGACCCGACAAGAAATTGGAGTAGACCAACATACCGGCTATGACGGGTCCTTGAGTGACGATCGCTTGTTTGATGGCGTCAATGTCCGTCAGCCAGCGCACATTGTCGACGGTGGCTTGAATTTTAGAGAGACACGAGCAACGCGGCGTGGTCGACGACGACAATTGACTGACAAGTTGCGCGGCATTACCTTCGGCCGAGTGACATTTCATGCAAGGTGTGTAGTCGAACGCGGGTTCGCCGTGAACGATGCGTCGATCTTGCAGAGTCGAGACGACGGTGACGGCGAAATTGTTGGCACACGTTCCCTGATGACGGGCGACGGGAAGAGACACGTGATGACGCCAATCGAATTCGACGGGAAAGACATTTTGATGAGCAGCAGCAGCGACCGTGGCGGCAATGTACTTGTTGAATTGCAAATCGGTTTTGTAGAGACTGAAAATGGGACAATCTTCGCCGCCGTGGTCGTTGTCGCTGCGATGTTGCCGCACGATTTTATCGACGGCCGTGTGTTTGACGGGTTGCGCTGCAGGATGAGCGGGATGCAGAGGAACTACTTCTTTCGCCATGATGGAATGCGATTGTCTGGCCGGTGAGTGGGCGAGAACATCGGAAAACTGGGGCATTTGCGTCAACGGTTGACCGTGAGCGTGCGGGTAGTCACGAGGTGGTTTTTCTTTTTCGTAATGAGAGGTTTTATCCATACTTTTATTGTTCAGAGGTTGATTTCCCTGAAGCTGAGAATACGTCAGATAATTGTTCATAATTTATTCTACATTTACCTGAAATAAAAAAAGGTAAATCAGTCTCGACATTGAAACGATGCCCAGCGCATGGAACTAAAAAGAAACCCATTGTGGGTTATTTAAGCTGTGTTGCTGACAATGCCAAGTAGTCGTGGAATTGAAACGGTGACGAACGCTCGTGTTTTGAAAGTTGCATCAAACGTTCACCATGTCGGAAAATTTAGTCAGTACCATTTTAGAACTACTCAATGACTTGGTTAAAGCACAACAAAATACAGTGGACGCATTTATAGATAGAATATCTGTCAGGTATTCTCTGAACGAATTGGAACTGCGAACGTTGTGGAATGGCAGTGACCCTGATACTGTAGCGACTTTAGTCAACGACGACAACAAGTGCACTCACACGTTCACCAAAGGTCAACGTATCGGGCAACAGTGCGGTCAAAAGAATTCCGGAAACACGACGAAATGCAGCAAACACCAAAAGAAATTGAAAGAGCAACGATCGACGACCGCCGCCTCGACCACCATCACGACGTCGTCGACAACCGTGACCGACGACGGCATGCGAGACATTCCTCTGATGTTTAGTAAAATCACTAGCGTTTTGGCTTCGGATACGGAAGACTCTTCGGATTAAATTTCAAAAACACATTATATATTTTTGAAATTTTTTAATAACGACGACCCCAAGAAGCGCCCACGACTACTGGAGCTGGATTTGGAGCTGGAGCTGGAGCTGGAGCTGGATTTGGATTTGGCGGAGGTGCTGGATTTGGATTTGGCGGAGGTGCTGGATTTGGATTTGGCGGAGGTGCTGGAGCTCTCGAATTTCGTTCTTGTACAATGAGATCAATGTCAAAGACTTTTTGATTAAACGGTTTAAATTCTGAATTGATGACGGCCTTCACGTCGACGCTCATAACATCTTTAGTCAATAGATAGTTTGGTGGAATGGCCGGAGTCGTTCCCTCGGGCATGTACAATGGCATACGCATGGGATCGAGTCGCATGAGGGCCGTTTGACTGTAGGCATTTTCGACGAGATGCAACAGTTCATAGCCGACGATGGCGTCTCCGTCCAATTCCATTTGAGCTTCGCGCAAAAATTGCAACGTATTGTAGCCGCGATTGCGAGCCAATTGAGCCAGAAATTTATCGCCCGTGTCGCCGCAACCGTAGTAGACCAACGTCTTTTTAGTGACACCGTTGACGGCTCGAGTGTCGTACCTCAGAGATTTACCGGCGGCCATTTCGCCGACGAGTCGATCGAGAGCTTTGGCTTTGTAGCGAATAGTGTTGGCAAAATAGTTGAAGATTTTATCGCAACCGGGATTGTTGCTGGTCGCTCGTTTGTTGACGGCGCACACGCTGACAAAAGCATCGGCTGTAAATTCAGCCGATTCCGAATCGCGACGCAAAAACGACTGGAAATCACGACCGCCGTACAAAACGATTTGGTCGTTGGCGGCACCCAACAGTTTCATGGCGTGCACTTTGTTGTAGGCCACCAAGGTTTTACCCAACGGCAAGTAGAGTCCCGAACCGCGAACGGGATAGTAATAGGTGCCGACAAAAAGAGTCGGGTCGGCGAAAAACGAGTACATGGGTCCGAAACGAATGACTTCCAAATAGGGTCCAACTTGACCCAAAACATTGGCGTCTTGATCGAGAGTCACGCCGTTGGGTACGCGGAAAAACTGATTCGTCACATCGCGACGAGGTGTAATGGGCGTGGCTGGTTGAATTTCCGGAGGCATTTTGTAGTAGATTTCCAATTTTTGGTAGCGACCGACGAGATCGGCTTCGCTCATCGACGACCACGATGTCGCCGGTGAATTGGGATAGACGAGTTTAAAGTATTCGACCAATCGATCTTTTTCCGTAGCCGGTTTCAAAGCGCCCGAAGCGATAGCCGCTTTGACTTGATCCAATTCATTGAAAATGGGCGATTCGGGCTGTCCAAAACGGACGATATTGTTGCACGTCAACAAAACCGAATCGCCGACCCAGTTCAAGACACCGCCTTTCGTCTGACATTCCTCTTTGGATTTAAACATGATTTCTTGCGACGTGGGGAACGCGCCGTTCGGGGTCGGACCCGGTTTCGGAGGAGTGGTACCCCCGCCACCACCACCACCACCACCGGGAGTAGGACTTCCGCCGCCACCACCACCACCACCTGGAGACGGACTACTGCCGCCATCTCTACCAAAAGGGATCGTCATCCACATGAGCCAAGGAGTCACAATCATAATTATTATTATGGCGATGATTTGACTTCTTTCTAACATTTATTATTTAAAAAATCAAAGGATGGTATCGTTTTAAAATAGGATTGTATAACGGCGTCGGGGACAATGCCTGATTCTTGACATTTGGCGTCGTAAACTTGTTGGTAGCAAGCGAGAATTTCAGGCGTTTCCAACTCGATAATTTCACCATGAGTTTTAATCATGATCGTTTTAAATTTTTCGATTTGCTCCAAGTGTTGAGTGTACAGAGCGGCGATGGTGGCCATTTTGTTGCGTTTGACAATGTACGTTTCAACGGGATCTTTGGCTTTGGTTTCGTCAACGTCGTCCAGTAGCGCTTTGGTTCGATCTTGAAGTTCTCGAGTCGTGTCCTGTTCGCTGGCCTCGGCGCGTTTTCGCATCTCTTTTTCGGCCTGTTGATAGTCGTCATCGAGAACAACCTTATCGACGACTTTACCCATGATGGCTTCACAGATGGGGAAAGGACGACCGACGACGACGGTGTGAATCTTGTTGCAACTGTCTGTTTTTCTGATGATTTTTCTGGCAGCCGTAGCCGCTTCTTCTTCGGTGGCGTAGACGCCTCTAATTTTGGCGAAAGCCAACACGTTGTACTTGTTGATGCCGCCGGGAGCGGCTGGGAAAAAACTAAAAAGAGCATACTTTTGACCTTCGATGGGTGGATCTTGAACGGCGCGTTCCACCTGCGGGTAGTCGACAATGTGCAATGCGGCGCAAGCGGCTCGCGTTTCTTCCAACGTCAAAGGCGGCACAAACGGGTCCGGTTGCCATCTTTCTTTTTTCAATCTTAGACTCATTATAATAATATAATAATTTCTTAGTACAAGCTCACTTTTTAAACTCTCAATTTACAAAACAGGGAAACCCATTGTACCGCCGGCAATGCGGATAATATTGTTGACGATGACGGTGACTATAAATTCGAACGTCTGACCGAAATTGGTGCCCGACAAGACGGGGCCTGTGCCGTTACTGGCTATGATGGCGTCATCGCTAGCAGCTGGCACCAAGCTGACGTTGGACAATTTACCGTAATTGGTACTGCCCATGGGATCGAGATCGTTGAATTTCAACGAATACGAATACAAATGGTAGCCAGTGTCGGTGGGACAAGCTGGAGCGTGATAGTAGGGATTGACTAGACTGAAATAATCGCTACCCATGTTGGAAAAACGATTGGAATTCTCGTAGATGAGCGTCGTGTGCTTGATGGGATCGCGAGCGTAGCGGCTTTCGTAATCGATAGCTGTAGTAGTTGGAGTGACGACGGGAGAGGCAGTCGTGTAATTGGACCACTGATTGGCAAATGTGGAATTGCGAACCTGGAAAAAGAGGGCTTTGACGGCGTGATTGAAACGAACGTCGTAGCTAGGAACTGGATTGGCTTTGGGATTGAACGATTGACGAGGAGCGATTTGAACTTGTTCAATCAAAATGGTACGTTGAGATTTACCCATCAGAATACGTTCCTTGTTGCTGACGATGGCGTAGTTGGCCCATACTTGAACGCTTTCCAAGACGGGAGCGGCATCGATATCGACACCGACAACAGGCACGTTGACTTGAGCTCCGGCGGCGGCTGCATTGTCCAAAATGAGCAATTCTTTCCAGTCGCGGAACTGGAAATTAATGTGCATCTCGTTGTAAGGGATGGCAGCGGTGGGTAGAGAGACGCCAACATCGCGAGTGAAAAAGAAGGGTAAAACGAGATTGAGCGTTTGACTAGGAATAGTGTCTCCTGGACCGTGAGGATCGATCATGTCGCCAATGTTGCCAATCATTTGATCGTAAGCGGCGCGTTTACTAGCTTCGACAGTGAACTGAGAATAGGCATCCAAATGATAATTGTGGATGGTGTGAGCAAACAAATCGTTGAAAGAAATGCTCGTCTCTCGAATGAGATTGTGCATGAAATTTTTGGTCCAACGAAGGCGACCGTTGGCGGCAAAGCTATTGGTAATTTTGAGAGTGACGGCGGGAACGACGACGCGAAGCCACACGTGAATGAGGTAGTCACCGGCGCGACTGACGCTGACACTCCACTCTTGCCCGAAACCGGCATTGCCGTTGTTGCGCGACAACAATACGGGAATCTGAGTGAACCAAGTCGATTTCAAGGTGGAGCGGACAAAGTAAACGATGGCATCGGGTCCCGAGTACATGTACTTTTCGATCTCATCCAATGTTGCAATATCAATAAATCCTGAAGTGATATTCGATTGCGCCATTTTTTGATAATATATTTATTATAACGCCAGAATAGATTTTTGTTGATTAAAAATTCCTAGTTTAGATGTAAAGATGGATAATATCTTGGAATTTCACAAACAAATAGAAACACATTTTAAGGAGGAAATTAGTCAGCTAGAAGGGTTGACGACTCGCGAACAACAAGTGTGCGACTACCTGTCGCAACCGTGGCTCTCGGAACGCGTTCGCAGTCACTTGATTGACGATCTGGACGAGATTCGTACCACCATTAAAAATATTAATTTTATTCGTTTCTATTTCGTAGAAATTCGTTCGATTCTCAAAGAGTACGTGCAGCTGATGCAAATGCCGACGGTGAACACGTTCTTCCAGAAAGAGGACGGCACCAAGCAGCAGCATCACGCGCGTAAAACGTACGTGGTGAAAAATTTTTGGGAAATTTTTGATTGCTACAAAAAGTACTACTACAACGTCAAAGTGGTCGATCAGCAAAAAGACGATCCGAACACGTGCCAGTATTGCGGTTCGACTCTCGGCTACTTTTTCGACGAAACAGTCAACATTTGCTACACGTGCAAATCGGAGAAAGTCTACTTTATACAGTCGAGCAATACGGACACGACGCGCGTCAATCCCAAATACATTTACGATCGAAACCAACATTTTCGCGACTGCATGATACGTTTTCAGGGTAAACAAAAGAACACTATACCTCCAACTATTTTAGAAAATATTAGTAACCATTTGAGCGACTATCGGTTGACGACCATCAGTCTCAGTCACGTGTGTATGATTATGAAAAATTTAGGCTACAGTAAGTACTATGACGACTACGTGTTGATTCACCATTTGATTACGGGTCAACCTCCGTGCGACATTTCCTTCATTGAAGAGCAGCTCTTGCAAGAATTTGACATCATCAATATGGAGTTGAAGAATTTCAAGGAATTGAATAAGAAAAATTTTAATACACAATACATCTTATTTTTACTACTAAAGCATCACAATATCAACGTTCACGCTGATCATTTCATGTTGATAAAATCCAATGAAAGAAAACTATTGACAGATAAAATTTGCAAAACTATCTTTAAATCGCTAGGTTGGAAGTTTAACAGTATCCTCTGAACACACTGCACACAATGTTGTTTCGCTTCTTCAAGAAACCCTTCTCATTGACTGCCGCTACGGTACCGACCATTCACGGTTTGTACGGCGTGACCAAGAAACGTGATGGAGAACTGGTGGCCATCAACGGAGACGGATACGCGTACGACATCAACGAAAAGAGAGTGTGCCAAGTGCCGACGTTTCCTCACATGGAATTCGTGGCCTACGGCGAATACATCAAAGGCGACGAAAACAAAGACGACGTTATTTATCTGTTTGAGACCAACAGTTTTCGAGTGGATTACACGAAACGACACGATTCCCTGAAAAAATTGGTCGACAACAAGATCCTATTTCTCAACAATTGCGTCTTTACGTCGTACCCGTTCAATTACATTCGAGATCATTACGATAGCGTCGATGAGGGCTTCATTTTAACGCGAGTTCACGGCAAAAGTCCCGTGTACAAATACAAAAAGTCCAACGACACGGTCGATTTCTACATCAAAGACGGCAAATGTTGGTGCCTCATTGCTCGAGCGCAGTACGACGAATTGAACGACACGCCTCCCGATACAGACGCCAATTATTTTCTGGTCGAATTCACACCGTGCAGCGAGTATCGTGGCGAGGAAACGGATTGCGTCGTCGAGTGCCACTGGAAGGAAGATGCCAATCAAGACGCGGCGTCAACCGATAAAGTCGGAGCGTGGTACGGTTACCGCGTGCGCCAGGACAAGACGGATCAATTCAAAGCCACCGGATGCGGACCGAACAATTGGAAAACGTGCATGGATCACTATGAAAATTTCTTGAATCCATTGACATTAGAAAAAATATTTTCCTTGTTGTAAAAGAAGCATAATAAATGGGAAATGCTAAATCGACTAACGTAGCTAAAGCAGTCGTAGATATCTATTCGAAAATAGCCGCTGAAACGGTACAGACGAGCACCATTAGTACGAGTAACACGCAAATCATCAGCGTCGACGGTAGCGGTGGCGATGTCAACATTAGCGGCAACACCATCACGCAAACGGCCAAAGTCAACATGACGGTATTGATGGACAGCATCAGTAATGTCGATTCGCAAAAAAGAATCGGCGTGCAACTCGATCAATTGGCGAAATCGTTGGTGAGCGGATTGAATTTTTTTACTTTTGACGATGCCAAGAATACGGCAGAATCTATCGTGAAAAGCCAAACGACCATCAACAACGCTATCCGTCAATCGTGCGTGTTGAACGCCAACAACGTGCAAAGCATCACCATCAAGAACGTCAAAGGTAGCGTCAACATTACCAACAACGTTCTGAGTCAGATGAGCGAAATATTCGACAAGTGCGCGCTGAAAAGCGTGCTCGGCGTGAAAGCCATCGACGACGTGCAACAACGATTGAATCAGGAAGCCGAATCGAAATTGGAAGGTTTCAATTTGGCCTGGTTAGCGGCGGCCGTTTTGGCTTTCGTGCTCGTGCCCGTGCTGGTCGCGGCGCGAGTCACGTCCAACGCTTTGCGTTTCGTTTTTCCTCTCATGATCGCCATCGGAGGCGTGTTTTTTGCCTTGTACTTTACCCTAGGAAAAACGTACATGAAATCGTCCAATTACACGCGACCGTTCAGAGACACCTGTACCGGTAATGTGGACGGTAGCGTTCCAAGGACGACTATCGTTCGGCAAGCCATGGATGCGTGCCTGAAATCGTCATCGTGTCGCGTCGTCGACGCTCGTCTGACGGAAACGGGTGGCACCGTCGCCAAACAAGTGCCCGAAATCACTTTCTACAAGAGCGGCGACGGATGTAAATTTCAGTTTTACCCGCAAGGAGTCGTTCAATTGGCCGCCGTTGACGTTACCGCTGTTAAAACTACCGATAGATACCAATGGTTGCTCTACGTAGGAATCACTATGATTATCGGCGGATTACTGGGAACAATCATTCAACGAGTCAGAAATAATGGCAGTAGCAGTAGTAGTACAAGTTTGACCACGAGTGAATTGACGTCGTTTCCTTCGATAGAATAAAGATTCGAATCTCTCAGAAAGTGATTTGAATCTAAGCGCCACCTAAATAGTAGGCTTGAAACATGTTGCAATTTTCCAAAACGTCGAAATCCTGCGGCAACGAATTGGTCATAAAATACGCCGACACGTAATCGGTGGATCCATTCAAAACAAAAATAGCGTCGACTTTAGCCGTAAATGTTGTCAAATTACTTTGCGTGGAATTATTCCACGAATTGACGTCTTGCCACAAGGGATTCATGGCCGCATTTTGAGCCAAACAAAAATGAATACGATTACCGCCCAATGTTCGAGGAGCCCAAGCAGTCGCGCGAATCGACCACACGCCGGCTTTTTTAGGTTGAAATTTTCCACTAGCATACCAGCCGCCGGTAGTGTCGTAACGTTTGGTAAAGTACGACGCCAAAGTCCACGTATTGGCTACAGCATTAAAATAAGCAAACACGTTGGTGTACTGGAGATACAACAAACTGGTTGAAGTCGCGCTTTGATTGGAAGTCGAACAGCACGTTTCAAGCTGAGCGGAAGTGAAACCGGCACCCACTAAATTACCATTAGCATCCAACATCAACAACGTATTAGCCGGAGCCGTCGATTTCTTTTGAAAAGTCGAATCTATTTTACTAGATGACCACAATGAAGTGGTAGACGGAGCACCCAATAAGCCGGAATCTTTAATATCGGATTTCAAGAGGACGTTGTTGGTGGCGGCGAGAGCATTGGAAGCTTGCGTGCAGCACGCGTTGATAAATGTGGGAGTCAAGCCGCTGTCGACTAAATTACCGCTAGCATCGGGCATCAGCAGAGCGTTAGCCGGCGCCGTCGTCTTTTTCTGATAGGTCGCATCGATTTTGCTGGACGAATACAATTTCGTGGCAGAAGTGGACGTGTCGACGATATCCGTTTTCAACAACGAATTATTGCTAGCAGCGAGAGCGTTGGAAGCTTGCGTGCAGCACGCGTTGATAAACGTGGGAGTCAAACCGCTGTCGACTAAATTACCGCTAGCATCGGGCATCAGCAGAGCTTTGGCCGGAGCCGTCGTCTTTTTCTGGAAAGTGGCATCGATCTTGCTGGACGAATACAATTTCGTGGCTGACGTGGACGTGTCGACGATATCCGTTTTCAACAAAGAGTTGGTGGCGGCATTGGCGGCCTGAGCGCAACACGCCTCTATAGATGTTTTCGTCAAACCACTATCTACTAGATTACCGCTAGCGTCTGGCGTTAGAATAGCATTAGCGGGAGCCGTAGTTTTCTTTTGATACGTGGCATCTATTTTGCTAGACGAATACAGTTTCGTAGCGGATGTGGACGTGTCGACAATATCGGTTTTTAGTAAAGAGTTATTGCTTGTAGCTAGAGCGTTGGAAGCTTGCGTGCAACACGCGTTGATGAACGTCGGTGTCAAGCCGCTGTCCACTAGGTTGCCGTTGGCGTCAGGCATGAGCAAAGCATTGGCTGGCGCGGTGGTTTTCTTTTGATAGGTGGCATCGATTTTGCTCGACGAATAGAGTTTGGTAGCCGATGTCGAAGTGTCGACGATATCGGTTTTCAATAGGGAATTGGTAGCGGCATTAGCGGCTTGCGTGCAGCACGCTTCGATAGATGTTTTCGTCAAGCCACTGTCGACTAAATTTCCGCTAGCGTCCGGCATGAGAATAGAATTAGCAGGAGCTGTCGTTTTCTTTTGATAGGTGGCATCGATTTTGGTTGAACTGTACAATTTAGTAGCCGATGTCGAAGTGTCGACGATATCCGTTTTCACTAGAGCGTTTGTGCTGGCCGTCAACGCGTTGGAAGCTTGTGTGCAACACGCGTTGATGAACGTCGGTGTTAAGCCGCTGTCCACTAGGTTGCCGCTAGCGTCAGGCATGAGCAAAGCATTGGCTGGCGCGGTAGTTTTCTTTTGATAGGTGGCATCGATTTTGCTCGACGAATAGAGTTTCGTCGCTGATGTGGACGTGTCGACAATATCGGTTTTCAATAGGGAATTGGTGGCGGCACTGACAGCTTGCGTGCAGCACGCTTGGATGGCTGTGGGTGTCAGTCCGCTGTCGACTAAATTACCGCTAGCGTCGGGCATCAGCAAAGCATTGACCGGTGCTGTCGTTTTCTTTTGATACGTGGCATCGATTTTGGATGAACTGTACAATTTAGTAGCCGAAATGGACGTGTCGACAATATCGGTTTTCAATAAGGAATTGGTGGCAGCACTGGCAGCTTGCGTGCAACACGCTTGAATACCGGCTGGTGTCAATCCGCTGTCCACTAGGTTGCCGCTGGCATCGGGAACCAAGATTGCGTTGGCCGGCGCTGTCGTCTTTTTTTGAAAGGTGGCATCGATTTTGGAAGAACTATAAAGTTTGCTAGTGGACGTTGTCGTGTCGACGATATCACTTTTTAATAAGGCATTGGCTACAGCTGTAGTGGCGTTGCTGGTTTGTTGGCAGCAGGCGCTAATGAATGCCGGCGTGATGCCGCTGTCGACTAAATTACCATTGGCATCGGGCATGAGCAAAGCATTAGCCGGAGCTGTCGTTTTCTTTTGATACGTGGCATCGATTTTGCTTGACGAATAGAGTTTCGTCGTGGAAGTGGACGTGTCGATGATATCTGTTTTCAAAAGCGAATTAGCGGCAGCACTGGCAGCTTGCGTGCAACACGCTTGAATACCGGCTGGTGTCAGCCCGCTGTCCACTAGATTGCCGCTGGCGTCAGGCATCAAAAGCGAGTTGGCTGGCGCGGTCGTCTTTTTGGCATAAGTAGCATCGATTTTACTCGACGAATAAAGTTTGGTAGTCGATGTGGACGTATCGACAATGTCGGTTTTCAATAAGGAATTGGTAGAGGCACTGACTGCCTGCGTGCAACAAGCTTGGATGGCTGTCGGTGTCAGTCCACTGTCCACTAGGTTACCGTTGGCGTCGGGCATGAGCAGCGAGTTGGCTGGCGCTGTCGTCTTTTTGGTATACGTCGCATCGATTTTAGCCGAACTGTAGAGTTTGTCAGTGGCCGTGGACGTGTCGACAATATCGGTTTTAAGTAGGGAATTGGTGGCGGCACTGACAGCTTGCGTGCAGCACGCTTGGATGGCTGTCGGTGTCAGTCCACTGTCGACTAGGTTGCCGTTGGCATCGGGAACCAAGATTGCGTTGGCTGGCGCCGTGGTTTTCTTTTGATACGTGGCATCGATTTTAGAAGAACTATAAAGTTTGGTAGCCGAAGTGGACGTGTCGACGATATCACTTTTCAATAAAGCGTTGGCCACAGCGGTAGTAGCGTTGGTGGTTTGTTGGCAGCAGGCGCTAATGAAAGCCGGAGTGATGCCGCTGTCGACCAAGTTACCGTTAGAGTCGGGCATGAGTAACGTATTGGCCGGCGCCGTGGTTTTCTTTTGATACGTCGCATCGATTTTGGATGAACTGTAGAGTTTATCGGTAGATGTCGACGTGTCAATAATATCGGTTTTCAATAAGGAATTGGTGGCGGCATTGACAGCTTGCGTGCAACACGCTTGAATACCGGCTGGTGTCAATCCGCTGTCCACTAGGTTGCCGCTGGCGTCAGGCATCAAAAGCGAGTTGGCCGGCGCTGTCGTTTTTTTGCTATACGTAGCATCGATTTTGGACGAACTGTAAAGTTTGTCAGTAGATGTCGATGTATCAACAATATCGGTTTTCAGTAAGGAATTGGTGGCGGCACCGACAGCTTGCGTGCAGCACGCTTGGATGGCTGTAGGAGTGAGGCCACTGTCGACTAAATTTCCATTGACGTCGGGCATGAGCAACGAATTGGCTGGAGCGGTCGTTTTCTTTTGATAGGTGGCATCGATTTTACTTGACGAATAGAGTTTAGTAGCCGAAGTGGAAGTGTCGACGATATCGCTTTTCATCAAAGCATTGGAAACGCCAATTTTAGCGTCAGCCGTTTCTTGGCAACAAGCACTGATGAAAGCCGGCGTAATGCCGCTGTCGACCAGATTACCATTGGCATCTGGCATGAGTAACACATTGGCTGGCGCCGTCGTCTTTTTGGTAAACGTAGCATCTATTTTAGAAGAACTGTAGAGTTTATCGGTAGATGTCGACGTGTCGACAATATCGGTTTTCAATAAGGAATTGGTAGCAGCATTAACAGCTTGCGTGCAGCACGCTTGGATGGCGGTAGGAGTTAGGCCACTGTCCACTAGATTGCCGTTGGCATCGGGCATGAGAAGCGAATTGGCTGGTGCTGTCGTTTTCTTTTGATACGTCATGTCGATTTTGGAAGAACTGTAAAGTTTATCGGTAGATGTCGATGTGTCGACAATATCTGTTTTCAATAAGGAATTGGTAGCAGCGCCAACGGCTTGCGTGCAACACGCTTGTATGGCACTAGGCGTCAGTCCACTGTCCACCAAATTACCGTTGGCGTCGGGCATGAGTAAAGCATTGGCTGGAGCGGTGGTTTTCTTTTGATACGTCATGTCAATTTTCGAAGAACTATAAAGTTTATCGGTAGCCGTAGACGTGTCGACGATATCGACAATTTTCAACGATTCATTGGCGGCTGTTATAGCGGCCGTGCAACACGTGGTAATAGCCAAAGGCGTGAGACCGCTGTCGACCAGATTACCGTTGGCGTCGGGCATGAGTAGCGAGTTGGCTGGCGCTGTCGTCTTTTTGGTATACGTGGCATCGATTTTGCTGGACGAATACAATTTGTCGGTGGCCGTGGACGTGTCGACGATATCTGATTTCATGAGTCCATTGGCTGAACCGGTAGCGGCTTGAGCGCAACAATTTTGAAGAAATTGTGGAGTGAACCCGCTGTCGACGAGATCGCCTTTAGCGTCGACGACGACGATAGCATTGGCAGGAGCGATAGCTTTCTTCTGGAACGTGTCGTCAATTTTCAGAGACGAATACAATTTAGTCGCCGAGAGGGACGTGTCGACGATATCTGATTTGAGTAGCGAGTCAGAAGCGGCGTTGGCAGCTTGCGTGCAACACGCTTGAATAGCCGCCGGCGTCAATCCACTGTCAACCAGATTGCCGTTGGCATCGGGCATGAGGAGAGCGTTAGCCGGAGCCGTGGTTTTCTTTTGAAACGTGGCGTCTATCTTGGGAGCGCTGTACAACGCGTTGCCACCGCCGTCAATAATATTGCTCGGCGACAAAGCGTTGCGAGCCGTTTCGCAGCACGCATTGACGATAGTGGGCGTCAGTCCGCTGTCGACTAAATTTCCGTAGTCGTCCATCATGAGTAAATGTTGAGAACCGGCGACAGCTCGTCGTTGGTAATTGGTATCAATATAATTGGAACTGAACGTGGTAGTGTAGTCGACGATCGTGTCCTTGATTTTATCGCAACACGAAGGCAAACTGTAGGGTGTGGTAACGATATCGCCGTTGGTATCGGTCGATAAAATACTATTGGCCGGCAATGTCACCATTTCCAGTGCGCCAGTATAGGCGTTGTACGTGACTGGTCGTTGGGTGACACTTGTTTCCGGTTTTTTAACGTACGTGGCATCCGTTTTCAAACTGCTGTAAAGACCATCGGATTTAGGCTGAACGTCGTCGATTAACGCTTTAATACTTTCGCAACACGACGTGATGAAAGGAATACCGATTTGTGAACTGGAAACGTTGCCGACGGCATCGGCGACTAAAATGGCGCCCGGTTCCAATTTAGTTCGTCGCAGAAAATTCTTGTCGGTAAAACTACTGCTGAACGTGTTGGTCAAACTAGCCGTCGTGTCATTGATGATTTTTTGAGGGCAACATTCGGCGAGTTCTTTGGTTTTCACCGACGACGAAATGAGAGCACCAGTCACGGGATCGGTGACGACGACCCGATCGGGAACTAAACTCAACATTTGACCTTCGGGACCAGTCTTTTTAAAGTAGGCGCTAGTGTAAATAGCCCCAGATAATACCAACATAACCAAAGCCACAAAGAGAGCTAATTTAGCCGTTTCATTCATTTATTGATATATACAATTAATTTAATGGTAATGAGACAATCCGACTAAAACAGTTTCATAGAAATAATTTTTTTATGAAACTCTATTCATTATTAATCGAAATATAAAATAGAGGTTTTTTCGTGGTCATGTGTCCGTAAATAGGATCTCCTTGATAGTGAAAACCGCACGCATTGGAAGCATCGATAAGATAGTTGAGGTGATGAAGTTGGATAATTTTCTCGACGTATTTACACTTGTCCGATTTGAAACTGAAAATACAAAAGTAATCATCAGAAAGACCAAACATGAGCGGAGGCAAATGTTCGCAAGCGTACAGTGTACCTTTGATGAAGAGAAATTTACCTGCGTAAAACGAGTTTGAAAAGTCTTCCGTACGCCGATTGACGTGAAACGTGACGCGAGCACCGTGATGCGTCAAATAAGCATTACGAATATTGTAGGGTACATCTTTTCTGAAGATGGAAATGGCGTTGTAAGGCGAACGGTCGCTAGAGATTTTATCGACCCAACAATTGATGGGAAATTTGTAAACGTGACCATAAGTGTTTTCTATGACGGTAAAAGTGGATTCAAACCAGCGAATATCCGGTATGGATGTTTTTATAAAATTTTGATAGTTTTTATAGACGTGCAATTTGTTGACGTTCAAAACGAGTTTGGCATTTTCCTTGACAACGGTCGTGTTTTTGAAAGGCGTCGATATTTGAAGATCGCTTTCCTTGTCGTAAATGACACTGCCGTACAAATGACAATAGCGTTCGAGCCCGACAATGAGATCGCTGGGTTTACGTATGGCCGCGCAGACGACACCGACGTCGTGTTGCGGCAAAATGAAACGATCGCGTTGGAGAGCGGGTTGAGTCAAATCGACCACCTGGTCGTACATGCAATCGCAAAATTGTTGAATGGCTTTTAAAATGGGATGCTGAGGTGCTTGACGAGCGATAATCTGATAGAGATGTAAACAGAAATATTGTATTTCTACAGTGAGCAGTTTAGAGCGAGTGTCTCTAGTTGTCTTGAAGAGTTCCGATATGGCTGGTGTTCGACTGAAATTGTGCGGCGCACACTGGAAATCGCCTCTCAAATGAGGATCGATACTGTGTCGCAAATCCATGGTGCAAAATCCAAAGTCGATCAACCTCGCTTCATATGCCATGTGAGGCAGATAAATGCCTCGTTTTTTATTGGCGTCGGCCAAAAGAAATGACGACGTCGATTTGGCCACCATCACGTTACGTAAATGAACATCAAAGTGTACCATTCCCAAATATTGCTTGATAATGTAAAAAGAATAGGTTAACTGGAAAAGAAATTGAATGACGTAGTCGACGGTGAGATGCGGTAAAAAAGTCATGACTTCATACGAGTAGCGTTCTATGAAGAGAACGTAATCTTTGTCGACAATGTTGGCACTGATGTAGTTGCAGAGAAAAGGACAGACTTTCATTTTGTTCAAATAGGAAATGAATGGGCAAAAATAAATTTCAGCCAAATCAAAGTCGAGCAACCAAACGCCTTCAAACAAAAGAGCCGATTGTTTGAAACCGTTATTGTTCATTTTGACGATGACATCAGCTTGTTTGCGGTCTACCACCTTGTGACCGTTGATTTCTAATTCGTAAATGGCTCCAAAGCCTCCCTTGGTGAGAGGAACTAGGCGATAGAGACCGCGTTTCCAAAAGTACTCAAAATCTTTATTAGTTAGACTGTTAATGGCTGTAGCGACATTATTAAAAAAAGAAGCAAACATTTTATCGAGAGAAAAGCAGTAAATAGTATTCATGATGCAACTCGTTTATTGAGAAAAAAAATTTTCATTCATCGTTCAAAAAAACCGTAACAAAAGCGGTAATATTGGTATTGCAGCGAGGGCAGATGCCGTACTGACAAGCGCAGGTGGCGCAGAGAAACGAACATCCGCACGGTAGGAGAACGGTGTCTGCAGTGTTGGGACATTCGTCGCAAAGAGTGGCGTCATTCACCGAGATTCGCGTACGTTGGTCGTGCAGAGGACAAAAAAGGGCGTGTTCATCGATAGAGTTGCAGACAAAGCAAACGTTTTCGTTGCACGAAGCGTGACGAAAAAAGCCTTTAGAAGCTAAATGCAAATAATTGGGATCTCTGTTATAAGAGATGAAGCGCAATTCAAATTTGGCCCACGCCGGATGATTCATCTGCATCGGATAGGCTAAAAAGTTAAAATTTTAAAATAATCAGCAGGTTGGCGACAGAGCGGACAGTGGTCGACATTTAGAGCACAATTGGGACAACAAACGACATGTTTGCAGGGAAAAAGAATGGTGGCGGCTTCGAAACAAACGACGCACGTCGAGCGAGACTTTTTACCTGGCACGTGTTGGTAAAAAATACAACTCGACGAATGAGAGTCAACGTTGCCACAGTAAATACATAATTTCTGGATCCAAATGTCTTTCACGGTGGCTTGCAACATGGCACCGAATGATTCCATCATAAACATTTCACCTACAATCTGCGTCGAAATTCCCGTCATGCCGCAGTTGCAGACTTTAAAAAAGATGGGCGTCGATTTATAGGGAAATATATAGAGACATTGCAATTGGGATTTGAGACATTTCAAGCAATTAAAAACTACGTAAGCAGAATGTGATTGATAGAAGCCACACGAGGCGGCGGACGAGTCGATGGTTTTCGCTCGATTGTCCACCGACATGAAATACTTGAAAAAAGGGGAACGAAATCGCGAAAACCCTACACACACACACATACACACAGATACACACAGATAAGTAAAAGTTCAACATAGCAGCAAAACAACAGTAAACTCACCCAAAGAATTTAAATAAGGACAGCAATCGCAAGATGTCAACGATGAAAACGTCGTCGTCGACATCATGGCTCCAGCCGAAAAAGGAGCTAAAGCAGTCGAAGCCATAAAAGCAGCTGGCGGAGTAGAAATGACTGGAGCAGGCATGGTTATGAGTATGGTAGCGAAAATGCGGACCATTTTATACGCAGTTGTGGATCGAAATCGTCATGACAATGCAAAAACCCAACAAAAATTGTCATGACAACGGGAAATAGCCACAGAAATTGTCATGACTACGGAAAATAGCCACAGAAATTGTCATGACTACGGAAAATAGCTACAGAAATTGTCATCACTACGGAAAATAGCCACAGAAATTGTCATGACAACAACGATAACGCGTAGCAAACGGCGAGGAAAACGTTGGAAACTTGAAGCAAAACGTTTACACTTTTTTGCTAAGGAAATGTTGCAAAACGTTTACACTTTTTGCTCTGGAAATGTTGCAAAACTTTACACTTTTTGCTCTGGAAATGTTGCAAAACTTTACACTTTTTGCTCTGGAAATGTTGCAAAACTTTACACTTTTTTGCACTTTTTTTTGCTCTGGAAATATTGCAAAACGTTTACACTTTTTGCTCTGGAAATGTTGCAAATCGTTTACACTTTTTGCTCTGGAAATGTTGCAAAACGTTTACACTTTTTTGCACTTTTTTCTCTGGAAATGTTGCAAAACGTTTACACTTTTTTGCTCTGGAAATGTTGCAAAACGTTTACACTTTTTGCTCTGAAATCCGGTGTGTCACACAAAGAAACAATGTTTTCACAAACTTTAGGAAATCCAGTGTGTCACACAAAGAAACAATGTTTTCACAAACTTTAGGAAATCCGGTGTGTCACACAAAGAAACAATGTTTTCACAAACTTTAGGAAATCCGGTACGTCAAACACACAAAACAGTGTTTTCCCAAAACTTTTCCTGTTTGTCACGTGATTTGTCAGGGAATACTCGAGCAAAATACGAAAAGCCGCACGGAAGTTGGAACAAGTGATTTTTTCCGTGGAATCCAAGAAAAACTTGTTCCCAAAACTTTTTCTGTTTGTCAAGGAATACTCAAGCAAAATACGAAAAGCCGCACTGACGTTGGAACAAGTGAATTTTTCCCAAAAATCCAAGAAAAACTTGTTCCCAAAACTTTTTCTGTTTGTCACGTGACCGTCAGGGAATACTCAAGCAAAATACGAAAAGCCGCTTTTACGTTGGAACAAGTGATTTTTTCCCTGAAATCCAAGAAAAACTTGTTCCCAAAACTTTTTCTGTTTGTCAGGGAATACTCA